TACTATTCGGTTGTTGAAATCAATACAAAAGAGAATCAATCCTGACGATGCAGAATGAATCCGTTTCTGAGTCCCTTACCTATGTAAGTGACGAACCCGATATTAAAACCCTTAAGTACGCCTATGACCAGACCGTAACGGAACTGGAAGGGTACTTTGACCTGTGCCGAACAGGTTTTGATGACCGCCGCAACTGGTGGCCTGGCAAGAGCCGTGACCACCGCAAGCACGGCGCGAATGCTTTCCCTTGGGAGGGTGCGTCCGATATTGAGTGCCACCTGATTGATGAGCGTATTACGCGGCTTGTGTCGTTATTCATGGCATCACTTAATCGAGCAAACATCCGTGCCTTCCCCGTGGAGAGCGGTGACATTGCTCGTGGTAAGGTAGTATCGGGTTTCCTGAAGTGGATGGTATCCAGTGGTTACATTCCCCGTTTCTATCGTGAGATGGAACTTGGTGCTAACTATCTGCTTGAGCGTGGTATCCTGATTAGTTACGTAGGATGGCAGCGCGAGGACCGCAGGTTCTTACAGAAACTTGACCTTGACCAGATTGCACAGGTCAGCCCAGAGGTTGCTGTTGCTATCCAGGAGGGCAACGATGATGAAGAACTCGTAGCTCTGTTGCAAGCCACGTTCGAGGGTACTACTAAGAAACGTGCGAAGAAAGCACTTAAGGAACTCCGCAAGGATGGACTGGCTGAACTACCTGTAGTACGCCGTCAGGTCAATGCACCCGATGTCAAGACACTCGCACCCGATGGGGACTTCTTCTTCCCTCCCTATGTTACTGACCCGCAACGTGCGCCTTACTGTTTCTGGCGTACTTACTACACACCACAGGAACTGGAGAACAAGGTTGTAACCGATGGATGGGATGAAGGATTCGTTGAACACGTTATTGATAAGTACAGAGGCGTCAACATTGATAGCATTGAGCGCGAGCAAGAAGGTCGCCGCTCTATCAGCCTTACTGATAATGCTTACGAGGCCGAGGAGCTTATTGAAATCTGCTACGGATACCAACGCCTGATTGACCAGGAGGACGGTGCTGAGGGCATTTATTGTACCGTATTCCACAAGGAGTTCAGCGGTGACGAGTTCACCCAGGGGTACGCAAAATTTGAATTACTTAACGGATACGAAGATTATCCAGTGGTTGTTTCTCGCTTATCGGAGGACAGCAAGCGTCTCTATGATGCCACCACCGTTCCTTCCGTCCTACGGGGCATCCAGAATCAGGTCAAGGTTGAGCGGGATTCACGCATTGACAGAAACAGCCTGGCAACATTACCACCTATTCTGCACCCCGTGGGACAAGCCCCTTCTGATTGGGGACCTGGACGCATGATTCCTTATCGCCGTAAAGGTGACTTGGACTTCGCTCCTACTCCCCCGTCCCCGACTGGTTCCATTGAGATTGAAACCACCTTGACTGACCTAGCTGACCGCCTTGTTGGTCTTGATGAGGGTTCAAGCATGAGCCAAATCCGACAGCAGTTCCTCGTGGACAAGTTCCTTAGCCACGCCGCCGAGGTGTTGAAGATGGCCTATAAGTGCTTCCAGCGTTTCGGACCCGATGAAGTGTTCTTCCGTGTAACAGGCATCCCTGACCCGCAGGTTCTTGACAAGGGGAACCCTGACGAGAACTTCGACATCCTGATTAACTTCGATGTACAGAACACTGACCCCGAAACCGTACAGGCCAAGACACAGCAGTTCGTTGCGTTGAATCAGTTGAACGCCAACAACCGCCTGAACGTGGATAGCCTCCTTGATGTCATTGCCGCAAGCATTGACCCCGTGATGGCTGATGCGGTTCTTCAACCCGTTGAGACAGCACAGCAGGAAATGGTTAAGTCCGTTACTGATGACCTCACCAAGATATTCTCAGGCATCGAGATGCCAGCCCGTCCCGCGGGAGCGCAGATTGCCTTGCAGGTTATTCAGCAGTACAGCCAGCAGCCCGATGTGGCGCAACGCCTGGCTACTGATGAATCATTCGCCGCTCGCTTACAGAAGTACGCTGGTCAATACACCTTCCAGATGCAGCAAGCACAGAACGCTCAGATTGGTCGAGTGGGTACAGCCCCCGCACAGATGGGCGAGATTGATACACAGAACCTTTAATGGATGAACCTCCAGCACAGGTACTATATATCCAGGAACTAGAGATGGCAGATAACAGAACAACACAGGAATACGCAATGCAACGCGCACGTGAGAAGCGAGCGCAGGATTACTTTGATATGTTCAAGGAGAACGAGGGCTACAAACCCAAGGTCTACACGGACACCAAAGGAAAGCGTACCATCGGTATAGGGTTCAACCTTGAGGATGGTGGGAACCGCAGGTTCCTTAAGAAGATTGGTATTGATGTGAATGAACTGTTCGCTGGTCGTGAACTGAATGACGAGGAGATACGTACACTTTACAACCACAGCCTTACACAGGCTTTCGGGGACGCGAAAAAGTTTGACCCGCAGTTCAACAAACGGCCTGAGCCAGTCAAGAAAGCAATCGTTGACATGGCGTTCAATCTTGGCCTGACCAAGCTGAACAAGTTCGAGCGTATGAATGCTGCCTTGGGTCAGAATGATTACAAGACAGCCGCCGATGAGATGGTGGACAGCAAGTGGTACAAGGATGTAAAGACACGCGGACCACGCACCGTTAGCCTCATGGCTTCAGCGGCACGATAATTTATGAGCATAGAACAGGACCTACAAGCCCTGCACAACCATGAGCATTTCGCTCGGTTCATGCAGGTCATTCACAACCTCCGTGAAGAGGCTATTGCCGAGCTTCACGAAGCACCAACGGAAACCATTCAGCAGGTGTCAGGTAGAATCATTACCTATGACCAAATCCTCCAGTTCGCTGGGTGGGAAAAACTGAATAAGCGATTCTCCGAAAGTTTGTAAGGTGATAAATCATCTCCGCAAATATGTTTCCGCATATTTGTAAACAGGGGTGTTATAATGCGCCCATCGCCATCGCTCGGCGTTAATGAGTGGATAAATTATGACAGACGAAATCGCAACTGCTGACGCTGAGGCAGATACAAATTCAGTGGACAATACTAATATATCCGTTGCGGACCTTGCCAATCGCAGGCTCGGACAGATGCAGGCCCAGGCTGAACCCCAAGTGGAGGAAGTCGAGGAAGCATCCGAAGAAGTCGAAGAAGAAGCAGCCGAGGAAGTAGCTGAGGAAACCGAGGAACTCGAAACTCCAGAGGAAACCGAAGAAACAACCGAGGAACAGTCCGAAGACGTTCTTTCACAGTTGGACCTGGACGAAATGTCCGAGGATGATTTGCGCGAACTAGCAGACAAACTAGGCAGCCGTGCAGTGGCTCGGTTCGGAGAACTGACCGCTAAACGTAAAGCCGCCGAAGAGCGTCTCGCTAAGCTTGAATCACGATTAGAGAATAACGAAAACCCGCTTGAGTCCAAGAAGGTTGACAACAATCCGTACAGTAACCTCGATACCATCGAGAAGCTACAGGCCAAATCGGACGAGGTCAATCAAGTTGTAGAGTGGGCTGAGGACCTTATTTTTGAAAGTGATGGATACGGCGCAGATGATGTGGTAACAGAAGTTGATGGCAAGGAATGGACAAAGAAGGATGTGCGACAGGCTTTATTAAAAGCACGTAAGGCACAGAAGACTTTCCTCCCTGACCAACTCAAGAATGTTCAAGCACAGATAGAGGGTGAAGAATTAACTGAATCCTTTAACGCTCGTGCGAAAAAAGAACTATCATGGTTGGATGGCGAGGATAACGACCTTCGGAAGCAATTCGAGGCCACGGTAGGAGATGACCGATTTAAGAAACTCAAGAAGGTTCTTAAGCGTGAAGCCCCTGACGTAGCAGCACAACTTGATTACTGGTTCGCTCACGCGACCAATAGTATGTACGGACGCAAGCCCGTTACTGAAACCAAGAAGTCACCTGCCTTGAATCCACCCAAGTCCGTTGCACCATCCTCTGCACAACCAGAAAAAACTGCTGGCAGAACCGCCAAGGCCCTAAAAGAATTAGAGGCCAGGTTTAAACAATCGGGTAACGCCCGCGATTTCGCCGAACTACGCAAACTAAAAATGGCATCACGCCGCTAACTCACATTCACTTATAATCATTTAATCATTAATTACAATGGCTGATTTCTCAAACACATTCGACCCCATCGCACCTGCTATCGTAGGTTCTGGTGTCTCTAACCGTGAGGACCTCACTGACGTTCTCACTATCCTCGCTCCCGAAGAAACTCCTGTTCTTTCGAGTGCTAACAAGCAAAAAGCATCCGCTACTAACGTAGAGTGGACTGTTGATTCCCTCGCTGCTCCTAGCTCGACTGGTATCTCCGAAGGTGCTGACGTAGCCTTCAGTGCTGCCTCCGACAAGTTCGCTGGTCGTGGTCGCCTTGGTAACTACATCCAGAAGTTCCGCCGTGACTACCAAGTCTCGGACCTTCAGGAAGCAGTTGACTCCGTTGGCCCCGCCAAGATTGCCCAAGCTGAAGCTAAGGCTATCCGCGAACTTAAGCGTGACATCGAGTTCACTCTTTGCTCCGACAACGACAAGAGCGTTGAAAACGGTGCTGGTACTCCTTACGCCCTTCGTGGCCTTGGAGAGTGGATTGGTGGAACCGAAGCTGACATCCCTGCTGCGTTCCGTACTCCTGCTGCATCGCAGGCTGACGTAACTGTTGCTGAAGGAACCTTCGCTGAGTCCGAGCTTAACAGCATCATCACCTCTATCTTCAAGGTAACTGGTAGCACTGACAGCCTCATGCTTGTTGCTGACACTGCTCTTCGCAATGACATCAGCGACTTCGCTCGTATCTCTGGAACTGCTGACCAGAATGTTCGCAACGTCAACTATGACGGCAACAGCGGACAAATCAAGCTGAGTGTTGACCTGTACCAAAGCGACCACGGTATCGTTTCCATCGTGAACGGTAACCCTGATTGTATGCCTGCTCAAGGCGGTATCGCTGGAATGTCTGGCTACTTGGTTAACCCTGAGTACTACGGTGTTCACGAGCTTATCCCAATGGGAAGCACTCGTCTGCCTAACCAAGGTGGCGGTGAGCGTGGTTACGTTGACTGTGCATTGACCCTCGGTGTTTACCACCCTGGAGCGCACGGTAAGGTCGTATCCTCTACCTAATCGAATCGAATCTGGGTTGGGGGGATATTCCCCCCGCCCTTTTTCATTATGGACATTATTGTACCTAACGTAAAGAAGTACTCGGATGGCGAGATTGACCGCGCATTCATGCGTGAAATCAAGAATGGTTTCGCACTGGAGCGAGCCACCGAGCAGCAAAGAATCAATCAGGCCGTCAAGGAAGCCACCGCACTCAAGGGGACTGAACACCCCGTGCTAGGAAAACCTGTCGCCACTATACCAGCCCGTGATTTCTTCAGGCTGACAAACAAATACGGACATGACGAAGTTCATTCCAAAAAATTTATTCAGTACTACAACAAGCAGTACCCCGAACTTAGCCCCAACAAAGCATAATGCAATTCCGAACCTACGGCGATTTATTCTCACTTACGAGTAACATGATTGGTGCTGTCACCCTAGCGGCAGACGAACAGACACAACTCGCTAGTTTCATTAACCGTAGATTCTTTGAGGCTTTCCAGACCAGCCAGATGTGGCCGAGGTACGTAATTAGTTCTGAGCCACGAACCATTACACCACAGCAGACCATCCCGACATCCGAGGATGGCTTCTATATTTACGGGGCTGGCGAATCCGCAGTTAATGGTTTGTATCAGTACTCGCAGGAGTGGAACGGTCATGCTTCGTACGTATTAAATGTTAATTCAATTTCGTTCGATGTAACTAGATTTGATGGTATAGAAGAAGCTATCGGAACATACAAGTTAGACCATAGCCTTGATTTAGGTAATCCTTATTACGGGGGCGCATGGGTTAATCAGACCAATCCATACAAGGTTCTTGCGTACAATGATTCAAACAACGCATGGGACCTTTATGACATAAACCTTGCGGGCGCACAGACTTCAAGTGGAACTAGCCTTGGATATTTCCCATATCAAAGCACAGGTTGGTCGGCAGGATTAAATGTCACCTTTGCTAATTTTCCAGATGAAGCATACTTCATCGACAGAAACGCTGCAAACAATCATTGGGAGCTTCAGAAGGTAACGGGTAGCAATACAAGTATGAGAGTTATTTACAAGGACGGGAACGGAAATACCCCATCGGAAACAGCTTGGGAAATAGTCAATGGGGTAAATCCTAAACCTATTGTTCATGACCTTGATAACATCGGTGAGTTCATTCGTATTCACCGAGGACAAGCATTCCTGAATAATTCAGCATTTGAGTACGAGTTCTTTGTTGATGGTCGCGGTGCTAACATCCTGAACATCGCCAACACTACGGACGGGATTGCGTACGTTACTTACAAGCAGGAGTTCACTCCTTTTGATGTGGCTGCTGATTACTACAATAGCGATGCTGATGTACCCGCTGAGTTCTTTTACTTCATTGCACATGGAGCCTATGCTGACTTCCTTCGGGTACAGAACCGACAAGAGGAAGCCATTGCTGAAGAACAGGTTGCGTCCAAGTATCTGGCCCTGGAGCTTGAGAAGGTTGATGTCATCATGAACAACAACACCGTCAACAAAAGATTTTCAACTTACGTCAATCGGCAAGCCCGATAACCCAAACCCCCTGTGATATAATAATCACATCAACCCAGACTCCATATGAACTCTTACGTAACTAACCTATATCTACGGCCTACCAATGGTGCGACATCGCAGCGTCTTACACCTGACACAACCACCGAAGCTACCTTCGGGGCGTTTCAACCCGCGACAAAAGCAATTTCTTTTGATGTGCAAACAAACGATGCCTTTATGACTATTGACGGAAGTGTACCTAGCTCGACTAACGGACACAAGATATATGCTGGCCGTGCGTACACCTTAAGTTTGTCTGCCGCTACTACTGCTCGCTTTATTGCTGACGCTGGGACCGCTGTTATTTTTGCCTCCGAACTGACTGTCTAGATGGAAACCAGACAGCTAACAACAGTTGGCGGTTTACTTCAGGAGTCACTCGCCTCTTCGATGCACGGATTCGATGTGCTGGGTTCGGACAGTATTGACTCGTTGCCTACGCCAGACGCATTGCGTTACGGTTTGTTTTCGTTCGTAGCGCAGGAGGACAATCCTACTGTATCGTTTGGAACAGGTGGGCAAAACAATTTAATTTACTGGCCCGATGGTGTTGCCTCTGGAGTAGGCTCACTTAACTCACGTGCATTGACTGGTATTACAGCTGGTGATGCTTTGACTGTTCAGATGCGCGAACCATTAAAGTTTGGGTTCGCTAATATTTCAGCAACTGGTGGCTTGGGTGACTTTGAAGTTTTTTGGGATGGATTGACCGCTACAACAAATTTGGAGTTAAGGGATTACGGTATCACTAGACCGATGGTTGCATCAATGGCGAACTCCTTAATCAATTTGGATTTGCGGGGCAATAATGTTTCTGGAGATTTTCCTAATGGAATTAATGTTTCGAGGAATCTATACCTTAACGACAATAGCTTTACAGGTGAACTACCTGCCTTTGATGACGGGATGGTTCGTTACCAAGTAAACGGAAATGGTTTCCGTGGCGACATCCCCGACATTAGTAACTCGACCAGCATTACATCTTTTCTTTGCTATGACCAGGATGACGGGGTAAATGAAATTCTACCAAGTTTTCGGGTAATGCTTACAGGGACTATCCCTGATTTATCTGGATGCGCTAACTTAACTTTTTATCACGTGGGTGCTGGGCCAGCCTGGAAGGAAGGTAAAAAGAATCAACTATCTGTAGCATCTGATTTTGATGTAGGCGTAAAGCTATCAAAATTTTTCGCAAGTAACTGCCTGCTTTCTACTGCTGATGTTGATAAAATATTAGCGGCATTTGCGGCCAAGGCAGGAACATTCACAAATCCTGCCACCATTGATTTGAGTGGAAGCAACGGAGTCCCAACCGCAGCAGGGCTGGCAGACAAGCAAACCCTTGAGGCCAATGGCTGGTTAGTAAAAATTTCATCTTAGGACTAATGGACGACATCATATACAGAAGCGTAGTAGGCGTGGCTGGTTTCTTTGCCACCATCGAGCTTACCCCTGTCAATGAGATATTGGGCTTCTGTGTAGGTCTAGCTACATTTGTCTACATGACCGCATCAGCCGTAAAGGTAATCAAGGAGTTACGCAAATGACACCTGAACTTATAGCAATGCTTGGAGGTGGCGTATCAGGCTTCGTCATGAAGATGATTGCTGCCCAAGCACAGAGCCAGACCCGTCTCTTCGAGCAAATGCTGAAGAAGCAGAAGGCTGCTGATATATCTGCTGATAAGGCTTCTGAGCGTGGTGGAGTATGGATGCGTAGGATTATTACCGTAAGCGTCCTGTTGGCTATTATAGCCCTCCCTGCGGTCTTTGCATTCACTGACATAGCAGTTACCCTTCAGGAGGAATCAAACGGCTTTCTAGGGCTATTCAAAGGCTCAAAATGGGTGCATACGCAGGGTTATCTGATACTCCCTGAAGTGCGCCAGACTGCACTCGCCATCGTAGGATTCTACTTTGGTTCATCACAAGTAAAATAAGGAATAATATGTACGGAAGAAAACCAGCAAGTAAAGCAAGTAAGGGTTCATGCGGCGAGCGCAAGGGTTGTGGCTGCAAAGTAAAAGGTAAGTAATGCCCAAGGACGCTTGCTACAAAAAGGTCAAGGCCCGTTATAAGGTCTTCCCATCTGCCTATGCAAGTGGGGCAATCGCTAAGTGCCGCAAGGTAGGAGCCGCCAACTGGGGCAAACGAAAGAATGCAAAGTAATGTCTGTACGGAAAACAAAAGAAGGAGCAGCCCTCAAGCGGTGGTTCAAGGAGGAGTGGGTGGATGTCCGCTCAGGAAAGCCCTGCGGACGACAAGCGGGAGAAAAGCGAGGTACGCCATATTGCAGACCATCGAAGCGTGTAAGCTCAAGAACCCCTGTGACTGCGGGTGAACTGACCCCATCGCAGAAGAAAAAGAAAGTAGCTGAGAAGAAAAGTCTCGGACAACCATCAGGTAAACCCCGAAGAGTAAAACCAGTACGCAAAAAATAATGGCTGATAAATCCAAGATGAAGTGCAACGTGCCACGCCGTGAAGTCCAGGGCGGGAAGAAAT